CTACTTCATAGATCCCAAATGGGTTCTATAAGCACCAGCCGCCGCGCTACTAATAGTAATTTCATTTCGCTGGGCAATCTGTGTACGTACAAAGTACAGGATGCCCCGGCGGTTGTTTCTGAAGAATAGCTTTACTTCATCAGTACTAGGACTAGCCCCAAAAACATTGGTGAAGTCAGCCAGGCTAGTAACCTGAGTGGGGGTGTTGAAACTACCAGACGCACCAGAGCCAATCATGTATACGTGGCTGTGGCTGGCGATTTCTAAATTTCTGTATCCTTGGGCACTTTCACTTACCTTAACGCCCGGAGAAAGGAAGTTAGCAAAAACATTAACCATTATTTTTACGGTTCGATATTTATAGTGTTGTCGAGCTTGAACGTTGTGTTATTGGTGCGGTCAAAACCTTGCTCTGCCTTATGTACCTTAATGGAGATGTCGTTAACTACTGGCTCATCTCCTAAATCAAAGTAGCCGGGGGAGGTGAGGTCTGAGGTGTCCGCCAGCGTGGTAACCCTAAACGTGGCATCAAAGCTGAAGTTAGCACTCAATAACCAATCTTTAGATTCATCCTCTGTATTAGAGATGGTTACAGTGTCTGGTTCTTGGTAAGGAGTAAACTGTGTAAAGTCTGGGCTTGGTCTTCTGATGAGCGCCAGGACTTGAATATTAGCCACCACAGCTTCCACAGCTTTAAATGGCAGGGAGTTAATTGGCTGGTCACCGTTGAATATCCACGTAACGCGGTAAGGGAAGCGCACGCTGGCAACCACGCCGTTATTACCTTCCCTAACAGAAACTAACTCCTGCAAAGGTAACTCTATTGCCGTATTAGCAAAAATGTTGAAGCCACCACGGTTGTAGTAAAGTACATCCGGCACATCCATATCCCATCGGTAGATAGGGATGTTTGCATCAACGAAAGCTCTAATAGCCTCGCGGGCGGTGATAATATTCATCTCTTATCAGTCTCCTGCCTCAGCACCAAAAGCCACCTAGTAGGGTCATTGTCCGACAGGTAGATTAAGTTATGGAAATAACCATTAATGGTCTTAGTAGTTGGGTTTATATACGAAATTGCCCCGCCTGAAGTAAGTGGGGGGTCTATCATATATATTGTTTTTAATGACCCAACGGTAAGGAAGAAGTTTTTAGGATAGGTGCGGGGGATTTCAACCTGCGTGTCACTTGCGGCAATAAACACCTGATCAACACCCTCAGACGCTACCTGTAGGTTAACCAGCCGGGGCGCGACGTTAGTAATGTACGGCTTAGGCGTGATTAAGTGGTCTGTTATAACTGAGGTTTTGGCAATATGGTTGTTTACAATTTGGCGTACCAGCAGGTTCTTACGCTGTGGTAAGCCTAATTTTGTTTCTATTTGTCCAACCTTTGCCTCAACCTCAGCGAGTTTACTATAAAGAGTCATATATGCTTCTTAACTCCTGCCTCAGCCTTTGCTCAGCCATTGGTATGGTTTTGCCGTAGAGCCCGACGCGGCGTGAAACGATATCGGCATAAGGCACATTATTAGTAATAAACAACTCCCGGCGCTGAGGCGTGGCAGTCCAACCATCACGCATCCTTCCACTACGTACCGGAGTTGCAGATTTAAACCTATTCTGCGCCCAGTCTGCTGTGTTTTCTATCGCTTGCGTGATGGATTTATTGGTGATATCACGCTCAAAGATTTTGCCCCTGAACGTGACACTAGATGAAATCATCTTTGTTACCAGTAGGAGATGTTTGTGTAATCGCCGGGGAGGTAGCGATTCTTTAACAGAGTAATGCCGAGGATGCTGGCCAGTTCCTTCAATAAGTTAAGCCCGGACAACCTCAACTGCTTTGTGTGATAAGCATAGTTAAGCTTAGTACCCCGGCTCTCTGTTACATAGTTATCTTCTCTAACCTGAACCAACTGAGCATCAATAGTGTCAAGCTGGGAAAGGATTTCTGCCACGCGGTCAACCACAGACTGGGTGAAATCAAGCTGCAATTGTGATCTGGTTAATGATTGAAATTGAGCGTATCCACACAGTAGTTCAATACGCTCAATCTGGTCTTGACTGAGTACAGCCATATTATCAGGTGATGTCCGCTAATTGTGCGAGGTCTTTGGGACGGTTGAAAACCTGCAACTGGGGTTTGATGTAAACTGTGTAGCGCAGAGCGTCAGGGTTGTCGCTCGGAAGCTGCTCGAAGCAGAACTGGAACCCTTCTTGAGCCTGAGAGTTGCTTTGCCCGTAGGTATGTAAGAAGATATCGCGCTCATCAACCCAGAATAATCGGTTGGCTGGGCAATATGGGTCTTGGATGATCGGACGACCAGCGTAGGCTACACCCGTGTAACCTAAGTCAACAGTCATGGAAGGAATTGCAGCCGGTTGGACGTTAGCCTGTGCAGCAAACAATGCCTTATAAGTAGCTACGATGGCTGGAGTGGTATAAATTGCGGTGAAATTACCACCACGGTTATATATACCTACCTCCATACCTGTGAGTAGAGCTAAAGTGAGGGCGCGGTTTGTACCCGCGTTAGCACTGCGGAAGCTTGCCCAGCTTGTGTAGGTGGCGCTGTTAATGTTGGCATAAGTTGCAGCTGTGACAGCTTCTTGCAGTCCTACAACACCACCGTTGGCGGCTAAACCTGTACCAGTGTATATCTGTGTTTGAAGTGTTTCCAGACAGATTCTAATACCACTTCTGATGTCAGCAGTGAATAAATCGCGTAGAACTCCTTTACCGGCGGAGGCGGCCTCAGCAATCAACTCCTTTTGAATACTAAAGGAGTGCCGGATTCTATTCTCTCCGATCGCTAGAGTAGCAGGTACGTAAGTATCAGCACTGAATGCAGAAATAGACGCGCTAGTAGCTTCACCAGTTGCAGTTGCACCACCAGCATTAACATTCCATTTAATTTGGCGTTGGCGCGCAACACGTATATTACCAGCTGCACGGAGTCTGTCGAGCATCGGATACATATCCAATGGAGTTGAAGCCACCTCCTCCTGAACTAGAAGCTGAAGTGCATCAACTGGGGAAATAATCGTTGCCATATTTGTCTATGTAAAGTTTGAAAAAGCTTGGGGATTACTAAAAGCTTGAACCAGTAAATCTTCAGCTTTTGGTGATTCACTGGTAGCTGGGATGGGCTTACTCTCGGTAGCACCACTCCCGTTTATGCCAGAAGGAGGCACGAATAACTTGCCATCATCAGTCTTTAGGAAATCACTGAGAACAGTGGCTAATGGCTTCACGCCAACAGTGGGAGATTCTACATACCACACGCCGCTATCTTGCTTCAAAGCATCTCCATACTCTGTAAGGATTAACTTTTGGAGAATGCCGGGGGAGAGAGCTTTTAATTGTCCGATCGCCTCAGCAACCCCAGACCGCTTCATTGCATCAAGTGCTTGTCTATCTTTGGCAGCTAATTGCTCTTGCATATCTGACAACTGCTGCTTCAAAGACTTAAGGGTTAACGATTCCTTCTCAGGTTCTTCTTGGGTAGCAGGCGCGGGCTGCGAAAGCTTCTTAATCTCTTTGGTTAAGCTTGCGGCTAGACCTTGGTTAGCTGTGGTAATCTGTTGGGTGAGTTCAGCTTTAACTGCTTCGATTTGCTGACTAACTAAAGCTGTGATTTCTTCTGGTGTCATTGTTTAATTTATCCATTTAAATATATGGTTTCCGTTTTGCCCTACGGTACGGGTATCTGGTTTGTGGCTTATCCAGTTGCCCCTATAAATGTGGAAAACCAAAAATCAGGCGGGGGAAGTGATTCTTGCCTCAATCTCAGCATTAATTACCTGTTGCTGTTCTGCGGACAAGTTGCCTACCAGCAGTGAGACAAGCTGGCTATAAACCAACTTGTATGCTGTGGGTGGTAAATTATTAGCAAGCGTGGCAAAATCAATGCCTGATAATTCAGTTACTTTGGTAATGAGTGATTCCAACGTGTCAGTCTCAAAGTTTTGGAATCCCGTGACAGATATAAGTTCTGGATTAGCAATACCAGCTGACTTGGCAACCATCTGTAATAGAATCTGGTAGCCTTGCGTCAGGATTGAACCATACTGTCTCAAGATGGCTTCTTGCTTAACAAAGTCCATTGCCTTGGATTCACCAGATTGCCGGACGGCTTCATTAGTAGTTGAGCCACCGCCGAGGCTAACCAAATCACGCACCTCATCCTTAATAGACTGCAAGGTGTTGTTGATATGCTCAATAATGCCACCGTTCGGTTCGTTCCACTTGAAGTCTTCTAGTTCAAGGACGTGCTGCAAACCTGTCTTTATAGGTTCTACATCAGAGTAGGTTTCATCTAAATCCTGATCTGGAATCTGAACCTTCTTATATGTGCGCTGGAAGTAAGCCAACGTCAGCATGTCGTGTCTGGTGTGTTCGGTTTTTAAGTGTTCCAGGGCTTTGGGATAAGCTTGATCGGCAACCCAAAGCGTATCAGGTATCTCCAGCTTGATAACTGGAATCTCGCCTAAACCGTGCAGAACTTCAGGCTGCAAAGCCACGGGCGTATCATCGTTAACACCTTTGCCATTTAGCTCTTCAATCTCTCCACCCCTAAGCTTAACTACAGCAGAGTATGTAGCAATGCTGGTGTTGTCAATAAATACCCAGCGCGCGATTGTCTGTGGTTCTTTGGTGGGGTCGGGCTGCGCGGTAACTATCTGCCTAATCTTTATCCATTGCAGTTTACCAGCTTCCTCATGCCAGTTAGTTACCTGGAAGGGAGAATAAGCAACAACGTAAGGTCTTAATCCTAATGATTGTTCTTGCGCTCTGTTGAGTGGAGTAGCCGAGGCGCGTGGCTTATCAACGTGCAGGTAAATCTTCTTAAACTTGAGCAACTCTGCAAAAACATAAGATAGTAAATCACGTTCCGATCGCCCGGCACGGTCTGTATCTTCCCTAAACTCTTCCCAGAATGGTTCCTCACCAATACCTGACACACTAAGCGCGGCGCTTGATAACTTGGCTACTTGTTGATTGATTGCAGAACCAAGCAAGTTTAAATAGTTGTACTTGCGGCGGCGGGCTTCATAGACCACATTTTCTTCACCAGGACGCTGTGGTAGAAACTCCTCAATATTTTTCTCTAATTTATGACCGCCAGCCGTTAATAGGTCAATGCGGCGCAGCGTATCAGCAGTGTACAAGTATTCTTCATGGCAGGATTCTAATACCTTGAAGGTTAAACTAACTGGATAAGGCATATTAATATAAATTACGTTTTTGAATAGCGGCGTATAAGGTTGCAAGGACGTACATACTCGCATCTACAAGGTGGTCTTGTTGACCATCGGCTGGTTCATTAAGTATGTTTCCATTACGATCTTGCTTACGGTGGTAGGACTGGAATTGGTCTATCAGCGTGCGTTCTGAAGACTTAATAAATAGGTTGTCTTGATAGAATAGGTTGTTTGCTATCTGGCAACGCTCAACTACACCAATAGCCCGGCGGTCAACGCTAACCGCTTTCTCCATACCTCTAATATCTTGCTTCCGTCCATACTCACGGGCTGATTTAATAGAAGCCGGGCGGTCATCAGGCATGTAGCAGCGGAAGACATTGTATTTATTACAGTATTGGGCCAGCCGGGACATAAAGTCATCTTGAGTGATTGCTTGTCCGCTGGTATTAAGCCACGAATCCACTATATAGAATTTTCCATAGTCCTTAGACAGCCCTACAACCACGATGCCGGGATTGACATCACCCCAATCTACACCACAGTAGTAAGTAAGTTCGGCAGGGAAGTTGTTGATTAGATGTCTGTCATGTAGCTGGTCAAATATCTGACCCTCAAAATCTTCCCAGCCAGCTTTAAATTCTTGATTGTAAATCTTAGGTGGGAGGTTGCGTTTCGCTTCCCTTAGTTTAGCGATCGGAAAGAAAGGATTATCCCTCGTGCAAAAATGATAGTAAGCCCATTCTTCACTGGACAGGGCATCAAGGTGAAAATTATATAACGGGTGTGCCTTACCTTTTGGTGTTGCAGTTAGTATTGAGCTAGAGCCGGGGGTGTCACTAAGCGCGGGCAACAACACATCAGTCCATACACTTGGCTTTACATCCTGCCATTCATCACCAGCAACGTAATAGACCTTCAAGCCACGCATGGAGTCACCATTATCATCATTAGCGCCACGCACCAAGATGTCTGGTTTATTGCCCTTCAGTACTATGCGATTCTCACTACGGTTGATTGAATCTACAAATGGTGCATCTGACAATAAGTTAATCAGCGGGCGCCAGAAGATTTGCTTTGCCTGTTTTAACGTAGGCATTGTAATTAGTACAACCGGGGGTGAGGCGGGGTCATAGTGCTGGTCAAAGGATATAGCACGCTCTATTGTTCTGGTGAGCTGTAATCTGGACTTACCCCACCTTCTTCCGCAGACCAACAGCTTAAATGGCTTTGGATCTAAGAAAACCTGCATCTGTGAAGCGTGCAGGCTTAAATCAAAGGTCTTCGTCTTCTGGGGTGAGATCATCGTCTTGTTGTGGCGGGGGCGTGGCGGTGCCAATAACTAGTTGTACGCTGGGCGCTTCCTGTGCGATATTAAACTCTTCCTTAATAAGCTTAATGGCGGCAACCGCAGCAGCTTCGTGTCCATTATTGATTGAGTTCTCTACAATGCGTTCTAGTTGCTGGATGCGGTGAATCCTGTGTGAAATCTTAAAAAAACAACAATCTTTAGCTATCTGTAAGCAAAGATTGTCGTCGTTTTTTAGCCTCTCAATGATTGGCTTTATTTTCTCTTTAGCGGTAAGAAATTGCTTATAGGTTAGTTCTAATTGGAATTGCTCTTTAATGAGCTTGGTAATCTGCGGTCGAGTAAGGCTAGGATTTAGTACATAGTGAAGTGCCATGAAGTCGTACTCTGCCGACGTTAGGCATCTATTTCTTTCCATGAGTAACGGGGCTGAGGTAACTGAAGGTAATTTAAGCTCCTAATATAGTGGAAAACCAAATAGCTAAAGTAACTTCAGTATGATTTCACTGAGATTTTCTAAAGCCAGGCGCAATTCATTCGCTTGCCACTCATCTACTTTTAAGGTGCTAGAGGTTAATACATAGCAATCTACTATATATTGATATGCCTCATCACTTGGGCGATACTCTTGGGTAATTACAGCCCGGTGCAGATATGAAAGCTTATCAAGAGCTGCATACATATCATCGGCGCATAGAACACCCCATAAGCTGTTGCTTGGATGTAGTAAAACCAGGGGCAACGCCAAGCGACTTAAATCAGTGAAATAATCAAGCGTACCAGCAAAGTACTGAACGAGGCATTCATTTAAATCGGCTACGTTGATATAGCACGATCTGGTTAAAGGTGGATTGATCGTAGGCATTTTCTAATTCTCCTCGTGCGCTAATGGCACCTGCAATTAATTTGGCATTATCACGTTTAATGTTTTGATTTAACTTGTGTTCTACAAAAGCCGGGCGGGCGTTCCCTCTGCCTTCTGCCACCAAGTTAAATAGGTTTTGGCTGTACCATTCTTGAATAATCTGTTTATTCCTCTTGGAAACTGATCTACTAGCCAGGTACTCTTCAATTACCGGGCAGAGATTATTGTTTCTACCTTTTCGGTACCCAAAGTGACGGCGGAACCAATATTCAATAGTTTGGGGTTTGAGGTTGTGGCGGCGGGCGATAGCCGCAATAGACTCACCTCTTAAGTGAGCTTTGAATAATTCTTCTTTATTTATGGTGGTTATCATTGCTTTATATGGCTATATATCTATATTGTAATATATTTATCAATAAAATAGAAACAGCGCCCGCGCTACAAATTAAGTACATATACGCAGGATTTTAAGGCATTATTTCCTTTTGTGCCTTGCTGGGAATAGATAGTATTAAGGTATGAAACGTTAATCGAACAAAGGACGAATGTAATGGTTGAGGCAATTATGATTGGGTATGCCGTAAGTATGACCGCACACGTAGCATACAACTTGGGCAAAGCAATAGCTGAGGAAGATAATTCTAAATCTGAAAGTGACAATAAATCTAATTCTGAGGGCTCTAAGGATGCAAAGTAAGATCGAGATTTCCTTACCTGCCGAGCTACTGAAGGAAGTTAAGGCGGAGGCAGCACGCAGCGGGCGAACAATGGACAAACTAATACGCGCTAGTATCAGGGTTTATCTCTACAACAAAAATCTATAGTAACCAAATATATTTAATTACTCACAAATAGCCCCCGGCGTAATGCTGGGGGTTTTATTTTAATAACGTTCGGTATTTAAATAATGTTTTCTGCAGTACTCATCCCGGACTCGTATAGACTCCTCTAACCCACAGAACAGCCCAAGGTATTTGCCATTTACCGATACTTGATATCTGTTTTTCTTTAAGCTTATGAATTTACCATAAGGTGAGCGTTTCCTACTGGTTGGATTTGGTGTAGGTGCCAGGGCGCTCTCCGCGTATGTTAAGGACAAGTTTTTGGATCTGGCACCCTCTTTCTTTATTACATATTTATCCCTGTGAATAGCAGCTTCCTCTTCAGTTTTGAAAGTGCCCAGGTATAAACCTTTGTAGTAAGCACTCCATCTACCATATGAGTTTTGTACTCCTAAGTATTCTGATTTTTGTTGAACACGGGGAAGGCGGGATTTAGGTCTTGGCATCGGCACAGCACGCCAAGGGAAATTAGTAGTGAGATTTGCCTTGCGGGCGTGGTAATCATAGTGCAGTGCAGCTTCTAGGTCACTATTGAAGAATCCTAAATGCCTATCATTAATTACGGCTTCCCAGGCGTTGTATTGTATGTTCCAGTTGACTCCTTTGAACTGGTGGTGAGGGGTTGGTTGTTTATTTTTCATACTCGAAAAGTAATATATAATCTTATATTTTTACCTATGTAAAAAGAATAAATATACCAAACCAAGAAAAACAGGTAAGTGTTTATTGGCAATTTGTATTGTATGATTCTAACTTAGGAATTAAACAGGAGGTCAGCCGTGCGTAAGAGGCTTTCTAAGTTATGGGAAACAGTCGATGGTATTTTTGGTTGTTTTATCTTAGCTTTAAAGTTTTTTGCAATTACCATAGTTATTAGTAAGTCGATAGTATTTATTTTTCCTTTTGCAGAAGTATTCGGGTTATGGTTGGTTGGAACTGTAGCTGTGGTTTTGGCAGTTTCGTTCTATTTAACTATTACTAATAAGAGTTAATTAGCGCGTTTGGAGAGAGTCTGGTGATGTGTCATCAATCGGAGTTTAAAGTGGAGTTTCAATTGTTCGTAAATCGATTGGAGAAGGATATAAAAGGAATCTGGGATGCTTATAACGGTATAGAATCTGAGGAAAAGAGGGGAAAATTAAATCCAAGGCCAGCATTAGGCTCAAGTTGGATTAACAGTCAAGACCCTAATTCTAGTTACTACATTCAATACCAAGCCAAGGAAGTATTAAACAGGTACGGCATAAACGATAGTTGGGTGTTGGAGTGGGTAAGTGAAATAATTTTAGTAGCTAGGAACTCACCAACTAAAAATATAGTAGGGTTTGGAAGAGTGGGTACTTATGAAGAGGTTTTGGAAGTAGTCAGGGCTTGGGAACATTACTTTAATAAAGCCAATAAATTAAACCCCTAGTGATTAGCGTTGATGCCCCCAATGGCGGGGGCGTGAGCTTAAATTATAAGGGTTTAGATAAAAGATACAGGTTCAGTTTCAACCGAGGATTTTGGTTCCTTGAATGGTTTCTCAGACAAGCATCCCTGAACACCACTTCTTTCACTTGCTTTAGCAGAAATCTCCGCCAGCTTATATTCTAAGTTGCTGTCATCATCTACCAGGGCAATGAAACCATCGTGCATATTTAGCGAGATGTGAATACCATAATCCTTGGCAATAACTTCTGCTTCAGTGATGAATCTTGCCTCTGCACCTTGCAGTAAAAACGGAACTACTTCTCTAATAAGATTTCCACCTTTCAAGCCATCGATGTTATCTACACAGCCCATCTTGTTCCTGCAACTTGGCTTGCCGAGATTCTTATCCAATTGAGATTTTTGAACTGAATTTCTAATTAGCCAAGCCGGGGCGGCGACTTTACCAGCGACAGCAAGATTGATGTGTTTGTGCCATGCACTAATATCATTTATTAAAGGTAAGCAATGGCTGTACCAACGCGCGAATGCCTCATAAGCTTTAGAAAATGTATTGTACAAACTGAATAAGATATCTCTAATTGCGGAAGGGCGTACTGGCTTTTTATCTATGAATTTAGCTTTCCAAGCTTCTTCCCATTCAGTGCGGAGTTTATCACTTGGTGCGGTAACAGCAGCACCCATAAGGTAAGCATGTAAGCAATCTTTAAACGTCTTTACTCTTGCGTCGGAATCCGCATCAGGGAAGCAAGCCGCCGCGTGAACTTTCTTGGCGTTAGGATCATCAATGTAATTCTTAAGCCAAGCGGATTCCAGACCATCTTCCTTGAGCAATTGGTAAGCGATTTTGCTCTGTGCTGATACCATATCGAAGTTGCGATACTCGGTGAAGTAGAATGCAACGTCTTGCAGCTCACGAGGTAAGTTCTGGAAGCCTCCTCGGTACATTGTGATTCTTCCTGATTTTTGAGGTGAATAAGCCGGGCGAATCATAGCCATACCGTTTGGTAAATTAACAGCCCCAGCATCAACAGTTGCAGCCTTATAGGAATTAAAAGCAGATATAAATCTCTCTTTCTCTTTAAGCTTGGCAGTGCGTTGCTCCTCAGTATCCTCCGGCATAGCCTTGTATTTATATCTCCATTCCTTAAGAGCTTTACAGAGAAGTACTTTAGGGAATACGTTTGTGGTATTGCTATTGAATTTAATGTGGTTGTGCTGCAACTCGGCTATCTTCTGCCCATCCAATGTGTATTCACTGCGGGGAGCATCTTTAGCTTTGCGTTGCTTCATTAAGTCGTAGCGATCGGAATGCAACTCTACATCATCTGATAGTAAATCTTCAAGCGTAAGCTCTATAATGCGTTCCTGGATTTCAAATGGGATGCGATAACGTTTACTCTTTTCGCCTGGGATATAATCTTCTTGACACTCTAAAAGCCCGGCAGCGATGAGGTTTTTCTTGCCTTCCTTTGCGCCGGGGCACTTATCAGCAATGAAATCTCTACAAATTGGAACAAAGTAGTTTGCATCGTGGTATGTGTGAACCGTGCAGGCATTTAGCATGTGCAAGTAAAATCTAAGGCTGTCGTGATTCACACGAAGCGGCTCTAACAATGAATTGATGTATATAGCTACAGATTTGGTGCAGGCATATGTAGAAGCCATGTAAGCTGTGCCAAGGTAGTTGCGTTGCTTCTCATTACCTTTAACACCTCTCCTACGAAGCTTCATTATATATAAGTTACTTAGGTCTTTAGCCGGGGCGGGTGCAGCAACTTCATCATCTATATATATAGATGCAATTTCCTTGCCGAATGCTCTCTCAAGGTGGTTGATTGCTTGGGCCAGCTTCGCATTAGTCTTAGCTTTGTTCTCTACTGCTTCCCAGCCATCATCTGTAAGAGCAGCAAGTCCTTCTAAGGCTTCACGTAACTCTGGAGGGAACAGATTTAAGTATGGTATAGGTGGCTCCGCAACTGGTTGGGATTGCTCTGTTGCTATTTCTGCTTGAACTGGCTCTAGTGCGGCTTGTGGAGGCTCTACAGTAGCTTCTGGAGAGGCTTCTAAGAGTGCAGTTACATTAGCACCAACAGTATTAATACGTTCGAGATATTCAGGTACTAAGCCTTGCAAAATATCGAGACTGATTCTCTCATCCCAACCTATTTGCTGTTCGAGGGAAAAGGTGAGAGAAGTTAGACTAGCAACCTTCTTACACAGTTCATTGCTTCTGTATGAGAAGATTTCAAGCTTTTGTCTGTTGCGGGCGCGCTCTGCTAGGTAACTGATGTCTGTCTTGATGTCCCAGCCTTCCTGGGCTGATAGACATATCCATTGAAGCTCAGCGAGTTTGTTGAGGATCGAATGAAGCTGCTCCTGGATCTTGATGGATAATTCTTGGGTGGTTTGTACTGAAGCGGTGTTTTGTGTTATCATAGTTATATATGTAGGAAAGAAATTTTGTGTTATTGATTCCTTCTTGGCGGTGGGCGCTGGGGAGGAAATTTATTTTTGGGGGAAAATCGCAGTGGGTGGGACTTCCTATTTCTATACTAGCACAATACCAAAGAGTACGGTAGATATAAAGCCGCGTTTATGTTAGGGTATTACGCTTAATTTTTACCCTGCCAGGGAACAAGGGCTAACTAACCTATTACGGGTTTGCTGCTTCGCAGAAATATGGGACTGATTTCTAATTGCCGAAAAAGCTGAAATCAAAATTTTGCAGCTTCGCGGGGGCTCGCTCCTGTCCTGTTGGGTGGCTGGTTGGGTGGTTCTCTGCTTGGTGGTGGCTGGTTCTCCCTTCCCCTGGTGTGGGTGGTGCCCTCCGCCCTCTGGGCTTCCTCCTTCCCTGCTGCTTTCCCCTCCCTTGCCTCTCTTTATAAGTGGTAAGTACAGCCTCTACAAGCCATACATAGCAAGGGTTTCCAGCGTTCAATTTTTCGTCACCGGGAGAACTAAATTGAGTACATTTACTCACCCAAAAACCCCTCCAAGTTTTCCTTATCTAGCTCGATATCAGCGAGGTGCGCCCGTGGTTTATTATTTAATTCTGGTTTGAAAGCGCGTATGTAATAGTCTTCTAAAGCAGCCAATCTTGACTCCTGGCACCTCAGCCAAGCCAGGTATACGCCTTTGATAAAAACTATTTCATCCATCCGCTGATGACGTTGCCAGCGCCTCCGCAGATCAACCGTAGCCCCAATATATAAAAGGATATCGCCGCCTGGGTAAGGCATGTACACAAAGTACACGCAGCTTACGTTGGGGAAGTTCGCGCGTGCGCTTAAAGGCATTTGCCCGTCAAAAACAATATCCACTGCACCTTGATTACTAAGATGTAGTGGATACTAGCACGTTAACGTGTGCATTGGGTAGGATATTTATAGTTGATGGAGAAAAAATATTATGAGTACAAGATATGTAGGCAAGCTTGGTACCAGCGATAATCAGCGCCCGGTTGCGGTGAAGTTGCCGCCGCTTATGAACGAAAAGCTCAAACAATTACCCAATAAATCTGATTTCCTACGCAGGGTGATAGCTGAGGGGATGCAGCGCGCCGGTATGTTCACCGAAGAGGAAATATTACACCTGGTAAGTATTGGTGTATTGGATAAAAAATAAAGATTTCAAAATACCTATTGACAATTGCACAGTTCGCTGACTTGTGATACAATGGTACTATGAACAGCATAAATGCGCGACACTACCAATGCCGCACATTTAAAAATCCTTCTTATTAGTCTTTGACGGTCGCTGTTTATCTGTCCCTCATTTCTGAGGAATCTTCTAACTTACCCCAATCAACTGGAGTTTTTAATGTATACAGACAGTTTAGCACGTTCCGCACAATTTACTCAAACATTAGCAAATCAAATCTATCAATCGGCCGAGCAGTTCCCTGTAAGCTTCGATGATGCCTGGGTATGGCTCGGTTACAGCCGCAAGGACAACGCCAAATTAAACTTTTCCAAGTGCCAGTTCATTGAAGGTATTGACTATATAGTTCTCCTGAAGTCTCAGGAAAACCCCTATGGGGGTAGGCCTGCTGAGGATATTTATCTCGCTGCCGAGTGCTTAAAGCGGTGGGCCATGAGAGCTGGCACCACACAGGGCGAACAGGTAAGGAGCTACTTCCTGGAGTGTGAAAGAGTAGCCAAAGCTGCAATATCCCAACCCCAGCCCCAACTCCCAGGTAACTTTATAGAAGCTCTTGAATTTCTATTAGCTAGTGAGAAGCAGAAGCTTGCACTATCAGCCAAAGTTGAAGAACAAGAGGCTGAGATTGCTGTGCTGACGCCAAAGGCGGAAATCCATGATTTGCTTATTGAAGCCGCAGATAAAACATTTGATCTAAGCTCTGCCGCTAAACTAATGGGCTTTAAAGATTTAGGTCAAAAACGACTATTCAGCTTGCTGCGCGACCTTGATATCCTGATGTGGAATAACACACCTTTCCAGCAATATATGGAAAGTGGTTACTTCGTTGTTAAGGAATCACATAGTTGGGATGGTCGTCACATTTCATTGCAGCCACGACTCACACAAAAAGGATTAAGTTGGTTGACTCGTAAACTAATCAACCTCGGATATGAACAACGTGAGGCATCAGCATAATGGCAAGCACACGCGCTTATAGCGTAAGAATCCCTGATGGATTGATGGAGGAGTTCAATATTAATAGAGCAAAATTAGGCTTTAATCGCACAGATGCACTCCTCTCAGCAATCGCACTTTTCAATATTTACGTCACCTTAACAGAAACGCAGGAGCATCAATAATGAAAGTTCTTAAATTATCTTTCAATCCAGATAACTACATTATTAAGTTAGACCCCAATTATGAGCGCAACTTCCTCACTTTCTCAGGTGATGAACAAGAAGAAAATACCATTGAGTGGATAGGTAATGAAATCCCTCCATTGCCTGCCAGAAGAAGCCGCAAGCCCTCCCCGCTAGGCAAATACATCTATCCTGCCAGAGATAAATTCATGGTGCGTATATGGGATGAAGAAGCCCACCATTACGGCACGTTTGAGAAACTTGAAGAAGCTGTAGCAATTAGGGATTTAGCTTTGAAAGCACACCACCCACACTTATTGGAAAAGCTTTATTAGGCTTTACTGCCTCGCTATTTTTGATCAGACTGAATGTATAAACAAACCCCAACAAAGGATAACCACAATGCCTAAAACAACTGAACAACTTATTTCACCTGCTTCTGATTTTATGTATGCTTTAGAAGCGTACGGTACAGATGGGAAACGCATACCTGTAGGTGGTGTAATATTAGTAGCCGATAAAGAAGGTGCTGTACACCTACTCATCGAGACACCGGATATTAAAAAAGAGCTGAAAGAGAATCAAAAGATTAAAGCTCTTGCCGCGTTAGGTATTGATAGAGTTTGCTATATGAATTTTAATTTCCTTCTAAATACTGAAGAATTTTTCACTAGAAAATAA